TGCCTTCATCCATGTCAGCTTCGTCCATTTTGCCCCAACCTGACTTAGCACGAATGGCAAATGCCAGCTCTTTCATCTTGGTATACTCGGGGCTACCTTTGTGATGTGGACCACTTGCTTTCAAATGGTTATATTGTTTTTGTAATTCGGCCTTGTTCTTGCCAGCAAACATGCCTTTCTTAGCCGGATTGATCTTGGCAGGCTCAGCAAACTTTTCATTAATAGGACTAAAGTCTTCGTCCATTTCATTATGATGCTTGGCCTTCTTACCAGCCATGGCTTTCTTTGTCATGGCCTTTTGACCATACTTTTCACGACCAATGGTGGCAGCAACTGCCGCAGGATTTTTAATCTTGGGGTTCTTGCCAATCTCTTTGGCCAACTTGGAGAAGGCGCTTTCGTCGACAGCGGCACGGCTTTCGTCAAGACGCCGATCTTGTTTGGCAGACAAATCGGCTAGGCGTTTGTTTAAGTCGTAAAAAAATGTCATTATATGTTCCTTGGGTGTGCGCCAGTAGGTGGCTTGGGTTTACGATGCATCTTGGTCATAGGGCTTGTGTTGCCCATCGGCAAGTCATTTGTGGTTTGTGCAGGCGGTGTCTTGCCACCAGCCACAGTAAAGTCACTGCGATAAGTGTTTTTTAATACCGCATGTTTGTCATACGGAGCTGAGTAATCTTTCTTTAGGGCCTTTTGTTCTGCATTGTCGGCTGGGTAGTCAGTGTCGGTCAAAAGATCTGTATTTTGATCCGCAATTTTAGCCTTTTCATCGGCCATATCGTCTTCGTAAGGTGTGGTCAACATACGTACACGGTTAGGATTCATGCCCAACAATTGTACCAGCTGTTGAATCTGCGGCTCAATGGCTGGGTAGCGGAATTCTACATCCACATGTGTCACCCGATCATTTTCGTGAGCAGGAAAGTCTGCTGGTTTTAATTGTACTGGTGTAGTTTTGGCACCAGAAATTTTGACAATGTCAAACTGCTTGAGTTTGTCTTCCAAGGCTTTTAAAAAGCCGGATTCTAAATCACCCACAAATTTTATACGGTAATTGTAGGTTCTTTCTGATTCTGCCAGGTATTGTTGAAATTTTTTCATCGGTCTTTTCCCTATATGATATTTATGCTGTATTAATCTTTTGGTCGGCTGCTGATCAAGCGTTCCAGTAGGTCGTTACGGTTCAAGACCTGTCCGTGTGCTGTTTGTACTTCAGGATCTTGACCACGATCTTGATCCAGTTTGAGTTTTTTCATCTGCAGATCAATCATCTTTAATTTTTTGTTCATTTTAGCTGTTTTAGCAGTCAGTGCATGTCCTAGCATAGCCCCAGCCACAGCAAATATTTCAGAAGCATATCGGCTGTCCACATTCATACCCAGGGTCATGAGATCGTCAAAAGTTTCAGTAGCTTTGGCTGCTAGATCGTCCATTTCTTGATCACTTGCATCTAAACCGCGCACAGCCGGCAGGGCTGAGTCAATTTTGTCAATGGTTGTGTCAATTGCAGCAATAGCAATGCGAGTTTCCTCTACTGTTTGGGGTCTGTCGGTTTCTGTAGATTCTTCAAGTTTATTAAACTCAAAAAGTTCTTCTAATTTCTTAGTAATTTTGAGTCTCCTTTTTCTATCCAAACTCTTTTACCATTAATTAGTTTCCAAGTTTTGCCAAGATATTTTAATCCCGTAACTTGATGGGCCTTTACATACAACTGAATTGTCATACAGCTATTTACCGCTTTTTACCGCGGCCTTGATGGAATATCTGATCTTCTGTTATAATTCTAAAAGTCAGTCCGTTGGCCTTGGCCCACTTTTGTGCCATGTCCCATTTGGCGTAGTTGATTGCTACCTGAGCACGATCTCGTTGGCTTTGTTTTTCTTCAATAAGACTTTGACTTTTGGGTTTAATTTCAATCAGTTCAGCTCGGGTAGTGTTGTTGGGGCCACGATAAGTCACAATAAAGTCTGGTACATAGGTGGTGTTTTTACCAGTAAGCGGGTGCCGATACGGAATACGCACCGGCTCACTTGCCCATTGGATTATGTTGTCATTGGTATCACAGAAATTCATAAAAGCCCATTCCCAACTACTGCGATATCTAGGAATACCGCGTCCTACATATTTTTGTGAGTTTTTGACCACATAAGCACCGGATGCAAACTTGGCCATGCGTCAAATCCTGATGTTGTGTGCTACATAAAAATTGGGTTGTGTTGGCACATTTATGCCCAATAAAGTTGTAGCACTACGAATTCCGTTTAGATAATAGGCCAAAGTAGCTGTAATTTGTGGGCCTGATTGCCCTCTCATCTGTTGTAGTAAGCTCATAACTGATGTATTTGATTGTTGTGCCACCCTGAATAACGCTACGGTAAAATTTCCAGCAGCCTCGGCTGTGCCAAACACCGAAAGGAAATAACTGCGCACAGCATCGTATTCGTCCACTGCAACACTTTGTTGAAAATTGTAAAATTGATCAAATATCTGTACCGTTTGATCTGTGTTGGTGTTGATTGCGTTGACTGATCCCATGATTAATCTTGAGGAATATCGCCGCGGTCATAAGCCGCTTGCCATGCTGATGTGCTTGGATCAGCCAGTGCTACCGGCGGGCCAACCGGATCTGGAGGATTACTTGTGCCGTCGGGTGTTGGAAATAAAAATCCACCCAGATTGTTGGCTATTTGTCGTGCCTGATCAATAGTTCCGCCTGCCAGGGCTGGAGCCAATCCAGCCAACAGGGCTTGTCCAGTACTTCCTGGGCCAGCTACAGTGCTGAGAGCACCAGCTATTAATCCACTAGCAGCCGGTACCAGTCCTTGTCCTACTGCACCAACTACGTTTTGCAAGGTATTTTGCCCGGTGTTGAGTGCCTGCAGGTCCTGCACCATACCATTGGGTACTGAAACTAAAGTACCGTTTTGAACCACTTGATTGGTACTGTCTTTTGGGGCAATCGGACTTGGATTGGTGTCATAGTGGCTTGGATCAGCAAATCCAGGCACAGTAGCACTAGGTTGTGCACCACCGATATCTCCTGAATAATATTTTACAGCCTCATATTTAATAGTCATGGTATGACTCATAGTTCCATTACCTTGACTATAATCATAGTTTTCACTGTTCCAACTGGTGATCAATGGATTGATCATAGTGTACTGAGCAAAGGTCTTTTGACTCATGCCATAGATAGTGATGTCATTGAAAAATGGTTCTTGCCCGCTAGCCGGGCCGGTCAGTAAACTACTGGCCAGACTGGTTAAAGTAGGATTAGTATAGCCTTGACCGCTAAGTCCCCAATGTTCGACGCCTCTACTGGGTGCATACACATCACTCACATTGTAATTAGCACTAACCACTGGAATCGGTGTGCTTAATAATCCTAAAGCTCCAGATTGAGCTTTAACGTCGCCATATTGATAGGTAGGATCACTGTAGTAGTATTGATAGTATTGATACCACATGTTACGTATTAAATCACTGTTGTCATCGTGGAACACAATCTGCGACGGTTGGTAATTGATTTTTTTCTGAACCAGTCTTTTTCTATTGTACTGATTCATGGTATCAACTTCAATTTCGTAACTGGGCAACTGTGCAGTCTTGACCAGGATACCCAACTGAGACAATTTTCCGCCCGAAAACAAGTTGGCCAGAGCTGGTATATTCAAGTTTACATTAAAATATACATAGAATAGGAACTTGTTGCGAGGAAGTAGATTATAATTGCCAGAAGTAAAAGTCTTGTTGGCATGAGTATAATCACGCAAACCTTGCCCTGGAGGGAAAGGCTGATATGATGACTGTATTGACATGGGCTAACTATTAGCCAGTACTGACGGGTTGACCTTGTTGACCTTGACCAGGAACGCTAGCAGTACTGGTTGTGCCAACTCCAAGACCGTTGCTAAGTACCTGCTCAGCATTGTCATAGCGGATAGTCATAGTAATTGTCATGACTTCGTTGGATCCATAATTAGCAGCATCGTAGTTTACACCTTGTAGATAGGCACCATAGATATACCAGGTTTCTAGAACATGCGGTTGATTGGTGCCGTTGCCGCCATCCAATACATCAAATTGAGCGGTAAACTTGTAATCAATACCAGCTTCGCTACTGCTTTGCTCTTGGAAGTCCAACTGTTTCTGTAATTGTCCGGCAACTAGACTACTAGCAGTGCCAGCAGCATCATCACGCAATTTACAAGTGATATCGGCCCATTCGTGTTTGCCAGCAATTCGTACTGTACTATTGTAAATAGGAAGATCAATATTTTGGAAAGTTACACTAGGACGAGCAAATTCCATCACCTGTTGCGTAACTGGACCAGTGGCTGCATTAATTCCAAAATTTGTAAATGTAACTCTAAAGCGATACTGCAACTTGGGCATCAACAAGCCTTGGGTAGGCTGGCTGTTGTCTGCTGCCGGTACACTCATATTGAGCAATGAAGCTGATGTCATTTGTTATCTCCTAATATACTTTATTTATGGTTGTGAGCCTGGGCCAATTTTAAGGGTTGGCCCAGTGATCATTATGCCGATCCTTGTGCCTGTATTGTTCCAGTGTTTTGAATCCGCAATGGAATATAGATAAACTCTACAGCTTTAACTGGTTCAATTGCAATGTCAACATGCAACTCGTTAGCATCAATTGTGGCAGGAGTATTGTTTGTCAAATCACACACTACCAGATAGTCATAAACACCGCGCTGACTGACCAAGGCATTCAACAACGAACTGATCTGTCTTGAAATGGCCTTACGGGTAATAGTATCGTTTGGTTCAAACAGGTACTGATTACCGATTACTTCCAACTGAGCTCTTAGATAGCATACCAGGCGTGCCACATTGATACGATCTAGTGCTGTAGCTTGACCTTGTAGGGTATGATTACCAAAGTTGGTGATTCCAGAACCTGGAATGAAGGTAATTGGATTTACATCATTTTGATATAGCACATCTCGCAAACCTTGGTTCACTGTTGTAGTTACAAACTTGCCGGTAGTAGCATCAACATATCCAATTTGCAAAGCATTATCGATTACACCACGTCGCAAGCCAGCTGGCGCAAACCATGGATAGCTTACCGCATCACTGCGGATAATAGTACGAACCATCATATGGCTTGGTGCTGTGGCTACCACATTGCCGGTAAGATCTGTGGTTTGGCAACTTGGATAAAACGCAGCTGCATAGGCTTGACCCGAAATCAAATTGCCGTCGCCGGTAATTACTCCTAGACCGTTGTTGTCGGTTGCCCAAGTTACTACCTCTGTTGGTGTTAGACGCAACGGTGTATCTGCAATGATAAATGCTGTATCACCGCGGTTGTCGTTCACTGTAACCATGTCAGGTGCTAGCTCTGGATACTGAGGACAAGCCATCAAATTGAATTGAGTTGAGTTTTCAAGAATTTGTGTGTTGGTTTCGATGCCAGCTTTTAAGGACTTGACAATAATGTGTCTTTGTGCTTGACGACCCATGTTTGGACTGCCGTCTACACGTAGGCCACTAGCTGTTACCCAAGTACTGGTCTGATCCGGCAAGGTATCTGGAAACGGATAGCTGGTAGCATTGAAATAGTTGTATTCAAATGTCTTAACATTGAATCCTGAACGACGTGTATTCCACAACAACATACCGTCTGGATACAGTAATGGGTTAGGTGCATCAAGATCCAGGTAATCACTAGTGATCAATCCGCCAGGACCTGAAATTGCAGGTAATGGATCAGTAACTGGATTGGTTGTACCATTACCTGCCCAACGAGCATCAGCAAACAAGATACCATTGATTGTGGACTGATCGGAGTTGCTGATCTGTACCCATTGATCTTGCCCATTGACATTTTCCCAACGAGATATAATTGGATAATTTTCCAAATCGCTAGTATTAATCCACAGGTCGCCTAATACCAATGGACTTTGTGCAGTATTGGTCTGTGTGGTCGGTGCTGTGGCACTGAAAATTGGACCTGTAGCATTGGTCTGACTTAGATTATAGCCACGTACATCGTTTGTACAGTTTTGATAACCCACCCAGGTACCGTTGTACTGGATCATGATATCAGCTACAGTAGCATCGCTATAGTACCAGTAGGTTCCACTTGCAGGGTTAACTTCTGGTGGATTAGTATAGGCAATGTAGGTAAACGTTGGACTAGTAACCCAGTTACTGAGCTGATATCCAGCAGTAGGATTGGTCAAATTTACATAGGTTACGCCAATGCTGTAGGCATTACCGGGTGCAGTATATACTTCAAATCCAGCTGTAGCAATTGGATCGTTCGTGCCGTCAACTAGAATAATATCTCCGCCAGTAGCATGTGTAAACACAATAGCACCACTGCCGTTGA